AAAAAGCTTACGAGCGTCCCAGAGTTCTTTCTCGTTAAGAATCCCTGTCTCACTGGCCCTGAACTCCAGTAACGCCCAGCCTTCTGCTGTCTGCGCCCTATCCCTGAAGTCAGCAAAGTGGTTCTTACCCTTAGGTGTACCAATGAACAGACACCATGTAGGAGCCTCGTCTGAGTTCCTATCTGCTAACGATGGTCTGATAACCTCGTTCCAGATTTTAGGGTTTTGATCCCCAATCTCGTCAAGCACCACTCCGTCAAAATATTGGCCCCTGAGCGAATCGGCGTTATCAGAACCGTAAAGACTAATTCTACGCCCCCAAAAGTCCACGCGAAGCTCAGAAATATTAGCCGTAGCACCCAATGGACGAGTAAACTCAAGTAAGTAATCCCATGCAACACGCTTAGACTGAGCGTAAGTAGGAGCAATGTAAGCAAATCTAGGGTTAGGTTTCTTGCACTCAATGGCGGCCTTTATCAGATGGTTGATAGCGCTTACAGTCTTGCCCATACGACGATGAGCCACTACCACCGTAAACCTGTGGTTATCTACTGCCTCATGGATCTTTAGCTGCTGATCCCTTGGCTTATAAGCAATCTCGATTACTTCTGCCATGTAACTACGTGCTGCTGAGGAGCGCCATCAAGACCTGTGACCTCAGTCCTAGCCAACTTAGGAATATGGTACTCAGATAGCTTCTGAATAATGTCCAATGCCTTATGAGGATCTTTATCAGCCACCTCATTAAGCCATCTGTCCATGTTAGGAGCATTGCGCTCTAGTAGGTTAGCTATAGCCTCTCTTACGATGCCAGTAGCCTTGTTAACTGTACCCTTAGGTCTTCCCTTACCCATGTTAGTAAGGTTAGCTATTCGTGCATCTTCCTCTACTTTACTGAGTTCTGTTTCCATAATTGCATTATCCTTTGGATGTCATGCTTACTTCTTTGGTTTCTTTACTAACTTCTTTGATGTCTCTACGTCTGCCTCTGATAATAGGCCGGGTATCTGAACTTGTACCTGTCTACCTTTACCTTCTGGCATCATTGACTCGCCATATACCCTTGCAAGTCCATAAGCAGTCTGAGCATTAGGAATGTAGTCACCTGTAGACATTAGCCTTTGAACCTTACCTTGTATTGGATTGAAATCATAACTATCTTTAATGACAACATTGCCTGTCTTTGGGTCTATAGCGTAATTAAACTGACCTAACGTAGTTCTAATATTCTCGTAAGGATTAACTGATCCTGCTCCCACTCCAGCCGCAATAGAGTTTTGCGATGGGGAAACAAAGTTAGCATAGTCCTTATATTGGATGTATCCCGTAGGCGCATTAGGGTTAGCCAGTTGCTTTGCCTTGATTAACTCGCCAATTGTATTTAGTTCTGCTTGAGTAAAATTCTTCTCAGTAATAGGACTCATCTGCTTATCTGCAAATGTTTCCAAATATATACGTTTATTCGATGGCATCTGGCTGCGGTCAGCAATAGCGCCATAAGCCTGAACACCACCGCCTACTATGGTGTTTGCTATAGATTTTAAAAAATCATCAATTGCGTTAGCCATATATCGCCTCGTATACGTCCGGCCTGTTAGCCTTTATCCACTCTCGTGGTTCCTCATGGCATTTATCGTAGTCATAGCCTACTGTCTGGCTTCCTGCGTGATGCACATAAGCCCTTGATACGAAATGCTCAAACCCTGCGCTTTGCAGGTCATGGCATATTATATTATCGGAATACCAATTCGTGCTAGGGAACTTAGCCACATCCCATGCCTTCTTGCTAATAGTAGCAAATATTGGTGCTATAACTCCTGTAGGCTTTATGAACTGCTCGCTCTCCCACGTTAGCCCGGCTCGTCTGTCTTCCTCTACAGGGAATCTAATGTTCTGGTCATGCAATACATAGTCCGATCTTGCACCGATGATTCCGTAATTTACGTCGTTAGCTTCCAGAATTTCCGTGTCTTGGGCAAGCAGCTTAATGGTGTTCGGGTTCAGGACTACATCATCATTACTGAGGATTACTGACTTAAACCGCCCATGCTCAAAGGCGTAGTCTGCTGCCGTATTGTAAGCATCGCCAAAGTTATCAGCCTGATTCGGTCTCCAGACCAAGTTAGGCAAGATGTTCTTAGCCTTGTGCCAGAGTTGTATGCTATTCCCAGATAAATATACCGGCATAGCAGGAGCATAGACTCTGATGCTTTCCAGCAATATCGTTACGCCGGGATTGTTTACCGTACAGATGACTATTGCTTGCACAATGTAACCTTCATAGAATCGACTGCTCTTGGAGTTCTTAGAATTTCCTCATCAGAAGCGGCTGTCTTAGACATTTCTAAACCTAATTCAGACAGCTTAAACTGGAGTTCTTCTAGCTTAAAGCCAGAGTCCCAACCTAGATACCAGCACCACTCGGTATAGTACAGCCAGCTATTCTCATTGAATGCTCTTACGTGAGTAGGATCTTGCCAAGCACCTAGACTTAGCTCATAAGGCACAGAGATTACAAACTTACCGCCCTTAGCCAGCAAGTCCAAGCAATTCTTCATTGCGCTAACTAAGTCTGGGATATGCTCTAAAACGTCATTTGCGACGATTTTTTCAAACATACCCGGCTCAATCTTGATCTGTCCAAATCGGGTTTCTATTACTTCACCCCATTGAACTTTAGATATGTCGCATACCCAATCAGGCTTTACCCTTGCCTGTATGTCTGAGTTTAGACAATCCTCTCTCCAATCTTTGCCGCATCCTAGGTTAAGAATTTTGGGCATTTTCAAATTCATTTAAGATTATCAATTTAATATGTTCTGGAAATGGCTGTGCCTTACTAATCCCGCAAAATTGTCTTTCTAAACTTTTTTGCATGATTACAAAATAGCTTTTTAACAATTCATCATACTTTTCTTTGCTAACAAACTTTTTGTATTTTTTAATTAACCACAACATTATTATTGGATACACATAATCATAATTGTCTAACCACTCAGCCGAACCCCAAAAATTAAAAGTTCTTGGTGTCGGTACATAAAGTGCTTTAGTTTCTTTAGTAAAACACTCAATAAATGGCAAATTATGAGGCTGCATTTGCCTTCCACTACGCTCAAATTCATCTGGATGGTTTAAGTCTTCTGACCATCTAACCGCAGATTGTCTAAAGCAATTGACCATCAATTCGCCAAGCAACGTATCTGCTATTTGAAAATCTATTAAATTATCAAAAGTAGTATTTACAACATCTTTGCATTTACCCTTAATAATTCCTTTGGGAATATTAGGATAACTTCCCCATACTTCTAACTCACTTTCATTTACAAATGCAGTAGTGTTGCAAAAAATATAATCTACATCACATTTAGTTAATTCAAGTAGCTCACTTATTGAGCCAGCTATTAAATAATCGTCATCGCCAATAATCCATACAAATTTAGACTCAAATGGCAAGTTATACCCATGTATTACATTGCCACTAAACCCTAAATTAGTATCGTTATGACGAACTTTAATCCAATCTAAATTATCTAAATATTCTTTAGTTCCGTCATTACTTGCATTATTGGAAACATAAACTATTACCTTATCTTCATAACCAGCAATATCATGTTTAATTGCACTTAAACAATTTGTTAATTTATTTAAACGATTATAAGTAGGTATGTATATAGTTAACTCAGTCATTATTCCGGGGCCTAGATTTAGTATTACTTTTTCTTATTTCTAGCGGAAATAGCTGCTGCTTTCTTCTTAGCATCTGCCTTGCTGCTAGCACCCCATGCCTTCAAGGATAGCAGTAGGCGCGTAGGTTCACCGTTAGGCTTCTTCTCTGGCCCCGGCATATTGCCCATACGAGCTAGGAAACTAGCCCTTCTAGGATTGTCTCCTGACTTAACTGGAGCCTTTAGGTTAGATCCGGGATTCTCAGCCTCGTAAGACTTACGCCCCTTCTCGTTAAGACCGCCCTTAGCATTCTTGCCAGCCTTCTTAGTCCAAGCCGCACTCATTTTGGCTTCTTCTTCTTCGGCATCTCATGCGATAGGGGCTTGCTGCTAGCCGTATGCTTTGCACCCGTCATTAAAACACTGCCAGCTTTATGAGTCGGGCCTGTGTAACGCTTACCGTCAGGAGTAAAGTGCGCCTGATTCTTAGCCATGACTTACCCCTTATTTCTTGGACTTGTTCTTAGCTGTACGGGACCCACGAGTAGGCATAGCTGTTTTAGCTGTCTTAGCCGCTTGCTTAAAGTCGGCCTTGGTAGGTGCGCCTTTAGTACCCGGCTTGTTCATTTTCTCGCCAGAACCCTCGGCTATGCGCTTACGCTTGGCATTAATATTACTGTAAAGACCTGTCTTCATTAAGAATCTCCTGTACTTGCTGTGCTAACTGCAATTCGGTAACATCGTACCGAAGCTCAAAGGCTTTTCTTCCCATGCCGTGATAGCCAGTATTCCCCCTGTGATGCTCGGGGCAAAGTGGGATAGTTGCGTAGTTAGAATTCCGTACACCCATCCCCAAACCTATACCTCTGATGTGGTGAATCTCTGCTGGAGTCCCAACGTAGCCAAGCCTGTAACAAATTATACATCCTATATCTGCAACTTTTGACAGATATTGCACCTCTTTTTTACGCACGATTTTTACCTTCTAGCCGCTTCTGGACTAGACTAATCAAGTGTTTTATCTGCTCAGGATGGTAGTAGTACAGGTTTCCAAACGCCTGTATACCAATCTCGTCAATCTCAGCGTCAGTTAGTTTTTTGAGCTTCATTGGCAGTGGCTTGCTCCCGAATAATGGCTTTTGTTGAGTCATAGCGTGAAAAAGACTCTCCCTCATCGCATTCAGGACACACAGTTACAGTTCCGTCAGAACAGCAAGGATCATTTGCAGTAGGCACATCATCCCTGTCTGTTACGTAACCGCAAAACTCGCACTGCACTAGGTTGCTATCATCTACTATGTTTGTGTCATTCATATTATCCTCTTATTGAGTTGATCTATCTATGCCGCGATTAGATGCTTCTTGTGAGCGCCAGACATCGATCCTAGCCTGTGCTGCTACCAACATCCACCTAAGCGTCTCGGCCTTCTCTACAGCTTCCTTTAGCCCGTCCAGTACCGCTAGATACTCTGGATGACTGTACGCAAAGTTATCCTTGTCAGCAATAGTATTCCCGATTGCTCCTGAGAACAGCATAGCTTTCTTGCTTTTGCGGAATTCTTCTAGGTAGGTAACCTGAGCCTTAGCCTGTGCGTACTCAGCAGAGTGCCGAATCATGTAGTTAATTGCTTCGTGGGGATCTATCTGGCTCATGTTATTTGTTTACCCAAACTGTATGGTAATTGCTTGGCAAGTTTGCTACTCCAATCAAAACCCGAATCGGTTTTTTTGTTTCTTCTCGCTTTAATTCCCATTCTTTTCTTGCAAAACTTGCAGCTTGTATAGCTGTTTGCAAATCAACAACTTTGCCATCAACGAAAATTTGAACATCTGACTCGGACATACCGCAAGTTACGTATCTGGAGATTGACCAAACTTCGGACTCAAAAGATTGCCAATCGTTTTTGCGGAATTTTTCTGTCTCGCCATTTGCGTAGTTAATTTGATATTTCATTTGCGGCTCCTAGTGATTGATATTGTGCTGCTGTGAAAGAACTATAGCAGAGTATTCTCCAACTGCAACATATATATTTCTATCAGTTACTACTTATTGATAGCTTTTATTTAGCGGCGTGTTGCCAGACATAGTTAATAGCCTGAGCAAATTGCTTTCTTGTTAACGATAGCTGTAAGTTATCAGTAAGCACTAAACCATCGCCTACCTGCCGTAGATCACCGCCAAATAAACCCCACTTGCCGGACTTATCAAACCTAGCCTGTACCTTTAGCATGGCATCTAGCCCTATACGTATATCCTTGGCTATGTCTTGTTGATTATCAGAGTTAGCGCATACCAATCCAACATTGAGCCTAGCGACTATCGTGTGCCAGCTACTCTCATCCCCGTAGCCTTCCCTTAGCTTCATTAGTTCCGCATGAGGGGCTAGTTGCAGGGCTGTCTCGGACTCTGCGCTATGCCTAATGGTTAGTGGTATCGTTTTTGGTACGTACTTTTTAGGCTTCCTTGGCTTTTTATTTACAGGCATCAATGACCGCCTGAATTGCGTCCTTTGCGTTATTAACCACCGCAACCTGACCTCGCCAACCTGCGTGCCAAATAACCTGCTGAGGCGTTAGCTTGCCGTCCCCCTCTTTGAGTTCTAGCAAAATGTTATAACGTCTGCCATTAACGCTATGACCTACCAGCAAGTCCGGACAGCCTTCGCCGACCTTATGTAAATGCTGGACAATAAACCCTTCTTCCCGCAGTGCAGCAACAATAGCCTTCTGGTTTCCATCTACTCGGTAAGCTCTCAACGCCAATCTCCCTTTATCCCTCTGTTTCCTTTAGCCCACTGTTCTTTGCAGTCATTGGCTAGTTTATCTGCTACTAGATCACCCCTAGCTTTTCTAACCCTAATTAGGTAATCAATAGCCTTATTCCTGTCTTCTGTTCTCCAGCGTAACACTTGCCAGACTTCACAACGATGTCTGTGTTCCTCAGACTCATGCACTAAACCGTCCTTTATTATCAAAGTCCATAGGCATAGCGCCAACCTTCTCTATAAATTGCTGGCTGCTGCTATGGTAATAAAGACCATACCACTCCTGAGCCTCACCATTCCTCTGCTTCTCGCACATTAGGTAAGCATCAGGCTGTGTCTCGTCTACCTGTTCGCCCCGGTTCCTCATGTTCTCTTTCTTCTTGTTGCGCCACATTAGGAATACATTGTCCACCTGATCCGAAATAGATCCAGAACCCTTTAAGTCGTTCTTATTCGGCTGCTGCTCCTCATTGACCAGCTTGCGGATATGGTGAACTAGGTGGATGTGTACCGAATGATCTCTAGCCAATGCAGTTAGCTCGTCAATAAAGTTCTTCTGACCGTTAAAGTCATCCTCATCTCTTAAACATTTCATGAGACTGTCGACAAAGATATGCTTGATGCCTAGTTCCGTAGCGCAATACCTAGCCATAGCAATAACTTTGTCCGCTGATGTAGTTCCTTGTTGATCGTAAAGAAACAATTTGTCAGAAACATAGGTATCGAATCTGACAAAAAGTTTGCTGATATATTGCTCACGGTCATTACTTAACGGGTTGTCTATGTACTCACCAGAGAACTGCCTTACCATGCGCTCCAAGGTTTTCTCAGGCTTCATCTCAAAGCTAGCTATGCAAATTTTCTGGCCTTGACGAATCAGGTTCAGCGCAATCTGGCCTGTAACCAATGACTTACCACCACCGTTACCACCAGCATAAACAGTAACCTCACCATCCCTAAACGCAAAGCTAGAATGCGTGTTAGGCCAAGGCAATACAATTTTTGTATCAGTTTTACTATTTAGATAGCTTTCCTTTATAACTTCCGACCATTCCGTAGCCCGTCTAACCTTTAACGTAACGTCATTAGCGTGTAGGTACTTCTCTACATTAATGACCTCTGACTTGATAAGTCTGGATTTCCTTGCTTCGTCTAAATCTATTGCTCTATCTTCAAGGCTCATTCACGATCTCCATATTTATAGTTTTAATTGCCTCATGAAACTTGTTTATTGGCGCTAACATTTTCTCTGGCACAACATATCGTTTTCCGTATCCAAAATTATGCTCAGTCATGTTTGCTAAAAACTTTTTCCTGCTTATAAACCCATGAATTCTGACTACTGATGGCGATTGAGCAGAACATAAAATAGCCCAATCCGTAGCAAAATCATCTGGTTTCGTAAAAATTAGTAGCCTTGGTTCTGGTGTCCTAGCATGGGTACTGGTCTTGATCTGAATTGTTTGACCGTTAAAACTCATATCAATATAGCCATCACCTCCAATTGTTATGTCTGTCCTAATTGATATTTTTAAGAATTTGCTGACAGCCACCTCTCCTAACATACCTGCATAATGGATTGCAAAATCAGTCTGATTCGCTATTTTTTTATTGCTAACTTGACGATTATTTACCTGAACAAATTTAACGCCCTCAATAATTCCAGCGTAATGAGCAGACATAATTAAATCGTGAGCGTCTAAATTAACATCCATATTGTCCTCAGTTAATATAATTAGCTGCTTCGTTAATTCGTTCAAAAGCCGTTTTAAGCCGTTTTCTATCAGTGTCTGATACCTGCCTACCCTCGGACAAATCAAACGCAGCCAGTGACGTTAAAAGTGCCTCAAAATGGATTATTCTGAGCAGGTCTGTCGCATAAAATGGTCTACGCTCAGGTTTTTGTCGTTGATTGTCAATTGAGTAACCAAGTTTGTTTTCTTTAGGAAACAGGTCACCTATGTCCATCCCTACAGCAGCCACTATCTCGTAAG